CATCATATGTAACAATGAAATCCACACCTAGACCTGAATATACTGGTTCAGCCTTGGATCGTTATCAATCCAGAATAAGCACATACTAACATGAAATATTTAATTCTATCTTTAGCATTACTATCTTTTCAACTACAAGCTGCTGAAGCTCCTCCTAAAAAGGCTCCTGCTAAAAAAGAAGCCGTAGCTCCTGCTATCAAGCCTCAAGTAAAGAGACCTTGTAAGCCAGGGCAGACGGCTGAAAAAGACGGTTGTCACGAAGTAAATAAGCAAAAATAAGAAAGGGCCTTTCGGCCCTTTTTTTAATCGTCGTTCGCTAGTTTAGCGAAGTAAGATAGCGATTCATCATCGTCATCTAGATCTACTTCTTGTTGCTTTTTAGCTACTGGTTTAGGTTGAGGTTTTTCAAACTCTTCCTTTAACTCTATATTATCTACACGTGGTGTAGTACCTGTAGCTGTTGACAGAACTTGCTCCAACTTCTGCTTAAGCTCCTCATACGACTTAAAGTTCTTAGGATCAAGAAACTCTTGTAGTGAGTGTTCTTTATTCCAGATCTTTTCCATCTCATCATCTTCTGCTAGTGGCGATGAAGATTCAAAGTCAGATTTATCGTAATTGCGATAGCCCTCTACATTCCTAGCTTTAAGCTTAAAGTTAGCACCCTTCCAGAAATCAAAAGGATTGATCGGCTCTTCATCCTCAAACTGAGGCTGCATTACATCCTTAATCTTATCAAAGATCTTCTTACCAAACTTAAACAAGAATACCTTGCCTTCGTTTTCTGGATGAGCAGGATCTTTAACAACATAGATATTTGCCATGTATGAAAGCCTACGCTTTTGCTTACGAGCAATCTCTTTATTAGCTTCTGTACCTGAGTTCCATAGTTCGGTATTTAACTCCGATACTGGATCAGATTTACCTAAGGTAGTAAGCGAGTTCTCGATATACCATTTACCAGTAGGTCCTTGGAAGCCATGATTCCAAATACGAACCCAGGGCAGGTCCTCGCCTTTAGGTGGTGGAAGGAAGCGGATGATTGCAGAACCGTTACCAGCTTTATCAACTTCTAAAGTCCAGAAACGATCATCTTTTTGTGCTTCTTGAGTTTGCGGTGTGGCGATCTTTTCGACTTCTTTCATTAAAGAGTCAAAGTTACCACGGCCCTTCTTAAGGGCAGAAAAGTCTAATGCCATATGTACCTCCGTATAACGTTGTATAAAAGTATATTGCGGTGTATTAGCGCTGTTTTACATAATAACTATAATTACGTAATAACTCACTATCATCGCTATCGTCTTCGAAATCTTCTTCTCTATCCGATAACATATTATATATGCTATTTCTATGCTTGCTAGTCTTATCGGTCCCCTTTACTACCTTATGTAGTTTCTTTTCACGGTCCCAATCAGAAGTTCTATTCTTCATTTGAAAAAATTAATTTTATCCCTTAAATAACCAACAGATTTGTTAATACCAATCTGAACCCTATGAGGGCATGGTACCACCCACCCAATAAAAACACCTACTATTAAAATTAAAATTTCAGACATTATCGTCTCCTTTAACGTCCGGTACTGGTATGAAAGGCCAGTGAGAAATTCTCTTGGCAATTTCAGCTTGATTATGTGCTACTTTAATTAAGTACCGTTGCGTATCTCTAATCTGTTCAGAAACCGTCATTAGACCTTCTTGAAGAATACTAATGTTTTTTTCTAACTCAATAATTCTATTATTAGTTACATCCGGTTGCTCTTCGTAGTATTCCATTATACTTTTCTTGTTGTACATTTAAAAATGGTGAATACTTTTTAATAATTCTCGAAATATCAGGCCACATGAGGTCATTATAATATTCTTTATCTAAATTATCCACAAAATTATAAAAGTTATTCAAAATAACTAACGTCTCAATACTAGTTGTACCTCTTAAGTAAGACTTTAATATATAGGGATGTTCATTCTTAGATGGAGTAAAGATAAGATCAAACGGTTTATCTGACTTATCCATTTGAAGCTGTAGATAACTGACCTCTTTTTCAAACGTATAAGACAAAGATTCTATACGTTTTTTCCAGTTAATGAATCTATCTTTAGCTTCGGTATCGAATACACCACCCCATCTATCACCGGTAATAAAATTAGCTACGAGAAAGTTTACCACATCTTTATCTGAGTATGTCTCAGCGACTTTCCTAATAGCTATTAGATCATTACGTTTTGCAAAAGCTTGCTTAGAAGCTCTTACTTTACCTTTCTGTTTTATAGCATCATAATTATCAGTAGTAAAGTGAAGTCTCAAAGCAAGGTAGTATCTATAAACCTCGAAAGGCTCCATAATCATATAGGTAGATGTCCGCGTGGTTTCATTAAGTTAGCTGTTTCAGCTTCTACTTGAATTTTTTCTCTGAGTTTTTGATTAATGAGAGGTCCAATACTATCTATATCGATATCTATCTCATTACAGTAATTGATCACAGCTTCCATATAACCAATACGTAGCTTATTTACCATTTCATCAATATAAATTGAAAACTCATTAGGTGATCTAAATCGCTTGGTAATAACTAATGCATCGGTAAGTTCTTTTAAATCTTCATCGTTCATAGAAAGAAAATAGTTCCTAGTAAGATAACTTGAATGGCAAAACCAATACCAATAGTCATCACGTTAAGCATATCTTTAATTATAACTGAACGAATAAAATAAAGCAATAACCCGATCCAGACTAATAGTGAAATGTCTAGCGGTGGTGTATTATCTGTTACCCCTGACATTAAAGCAAAGTAACCCGGTACGTTACTTAAACATAATATAACAATACTTATCCAAGCAAATACCTCTGCTACAGCTTTAGGCAAGTTCTCGAAATAGTTTTGAAGTTTAGTTTTAGTTTCAACTAACTGTTCCCAGCTCACGTATTATCTCCATAAAATATATGACGACCAATTTTTGCTACTACAGGTTTACCCCATTTAGGATTCTTAATGTAATCAGCATGGAAGTATAAAGCCTTATTTAAAGATGGTAGTCTAAAGTCTTCTAATAAAACTTTCTTAGCTACTTCCATAGACTCTACATACCGCTCTTTCGATCTTACTACAGGACCGTTTTCACAATGCCAAGAAAATTGACATACCATTTTTTCAGCGATAACTGATTTTTGATATACTACTTGGCAAATATCGTTAGGAAATTTACCTGATTTAGCTCGGTTAATAGTAACTTGAGCTACAGCTACTTTACCCTCAAAAGGTTCTGAACCAGCTTCAAAGTAAATATTTTTGGCTAAACAGGCTAGCTGTTTTTCTCTTTGAGCAAGCGTAGGTGATTTATTAGATACGTGCTCGGTTTCTTTAATGGTTTTAATTTTATGTTTAGTTACAGCACTTACGCCTGTATAGGTACATAAAGATAAAACTGCAGCTAAAGATAAAGCTATGATGCGTGTCATGTGTATTTCTCCTTTAGAAGGGGGCGAACCCCCTTTTACTAAGCGGATGATTTCTTAGTAGCTTTTACATCCTGAACTTGTGAAACAAAACCATTTAAGACCTGAGCCTTATTAATGATTTCAGCTTCTGTAGGATATTGTGGGAATCCGGGATGATCGGGTGGTGTTGCACCAGCATGTCGAGCATTTTCAACCTTAACGGTCCAATCACTCGATATTTGTTCACGTTTACCATAGTGATCCTGTTCCAGAATCTCTTTGGCCATTTTTAGTAGTTCGAGACGAATCTCGAATGGTGACATATTACTCATTTACTTATCCTTTGTGTGTTTGTGTAAATGGTAGTTTTAGAGATCTACCAACTCTAATTATTTATCTATTTGCGATGTACATGGTAATTTCGAAACCAAAACGCATGTCTTGAGCAGATGGTGTAGTCCAAAGCATAATTATCTCCTTTATATATCTAGCAACGTTGCTAGTAAATTATCTATGATTATAAACGTGAATTATATAGGGAATAAAATTTAAAAGCCACTAATTAAAATCATTAAAGGTTAAACTTTTCTATAAACTCAGAAACATCCGTGACCTTATGCTTCTCAGATTCGTAATACTCAATTAAACGCTCTTCTGTTAAAATTCTATCTTCAGCAAACCAACCGAAATGATTATGACCCCAACGATTTTGTTTGTCACTGTGAGGAATCTTATACTGAATCTGTAAACGTCTTTGTAGCATCTCTGGCGAAGCAATACAATTGCCAAAGTGAAATACTGCTAGATCATGTGTATTAATAGATGCGTCTAGGAAATGCCTACCACCAATAGGATATCTTAGCGGAAAGTTATGTGCTGATCTTGCATGTCTAAAAATAGGATCAGTTTTATAAGAAATAATTTTAGAGTTTTGATTCCATAGATCAACAGAATGATCCATAACACCAGTAGGATTCCAATCAATAAACGAAACTGTTGGAATAACTAACTGACTATTAGGTACATCATCCATTAAGGCATAATTTCCTACTAAAAATTCTGTAACAGATAAAGACATTCTCCAACCATCTACAGAAGCTTCCACATCCATTAACTCTGCATCCAGACCAGTTACCCCGAAATCTTTATTACGTGAGGTAATAACAGTCCATTCAGGGCAAATTTCTTTAATAACTTCTACCGACCTATCAGTAGAGTGGTAATCAATTAAAATTCCATGATCAAAAACTTTCTTGTGATGATTAAGCCACCAAGGCAGCATATATTCTTCATTAAAGAAATGAAGGGTAACTGTTTTTTTCATCCGTATATTTCCGTAAATGTTTTTATAGATTTTTTAAAGTTATCTCTGTCTCGTATTTCGTGTGTGATTACATGCTCGTAATCTTCTAACACCTTAGCGAATTTTTTATGAAACGTATTATTTCTTAGAGGACCTAGCCCAATTTCAGCTACGTGAATATGTTTAATATAATCTTTGTACTGTAAATACTTTTCTATAGGGTCTTGTTTCTCTAAAAACAAATTATGAGTATCTATCATTGT